AAGACCCAATGCGTAAGAAAAAAGAGTTTTTTACCCATTATAAGTTCCTTCCAGGACTGGGTTTTTACGGATTTGGGCTTATTCACATGATGGGAGGCTTAACCAAGTCAGTTACGGCGATTTTACGGCAATTAATTGATGCAGGAACGCTTGCCAACCTTCCAGCGGGCTTTAAATCCCGTGGATTGAATATTCAACGTCATGACGACCCCTTACAGCCTGGAGAATGGCGTGATGTGGACGCTCCAGGAGGAAAATTGCAAGATTCGTTCTTGCCATTGCCGTATAAGGAACCCAGCAACACTTTAATGGTCTTATTAGGCTCTTTGGTTGATTCTGGCAAAAGATTTGCAGCTACTGTGGAAGATCCGACAGGAGACGGCAATTCCGAGGCTCCTGTGGGCACAACAGTGGCTTTATTGGAAAAAGGGCAAAAAGTTATGTCTGCGATCCATAAAAGGCTGCATTATGCCCAAAAAACCGAGTTTAAGATTTTAAAACGCATTTTTGGCGAGTTTTTGCCTCCTGAGTACCCATATCAGGTACAAGGGGCGTCTCAAAACGTATTTAGGCAAGATTTTGACAGCAGTGTAGATGTAATTCCTGTAAGTGACCCAAATATCTTTAGCATGACGCAACGAATTACCTTGGCACAAACACAGCTACAAATGGCACAAGCAGCGCCTGAATTGCATGATTTAAGGGAAGCGTACCGTAAAATGTATATTGCACTGAATGTAAAGGATATAGACGCCATATTGCCTCCTGAGGAGGAAGTACCTCCTCGTGACCCAATTACCGAAGAACAGGCGGTTTTAACGGGAAATCCCATAAAAGCCTTTGAATTTCAAAACCATGAGGCATATGTAGCGGCTCACAGCGCTTTTATGCAAAACCCCATGGTGCAACAGAATCCTCAAGCATTACAGGCTATTGGAGCAAATATTCAGGAACACCAAGCCATGTTGTATAGAATTCAGATTGAACAGGTACTTGGTAAAACATTACCTCCACTGGATCAAGAATTACCGCCTGAGGTTATGAACGAAATAGCGTTGATGGCAGCACAGGCAACACAACAAGTTACAGGGCAAGCGCAAGCTTTGGCTGCTGCCATGGAGACTCCTGATCCTCAACGTCAAATGTTTGACGAACAAATACAACTGGAAAGAGAACAATTGATGCAAAAAGAGCAAGAAGACATGAGAGACAAACAGGTTGAAATGGATAAAGCACAATTAGATGCACAAATCAAACGTGAAAAGATAGATGCAGATGTAAGGGTAGAAGATACAAAAGCAGCAATAGATTTACAGGAATTGGAACAAAAATCAAAAGCTGATGCTGAAAAGAATTATACTGAGTTAGTTAAAACAGTTCGAGAGAGCAGAAAATTAAACGGAGAAAAGTAATGCGTGATGATTACAAAAGCCAGAAGAAATATCCCTCACCGTCTAAACAGACAAATAGAGCAGAGCCTAAAATGCCGACTCCGTCGGGAGAAGGGTTTGCTCAGGCTAAAACTGTTAAAGCAGGTGAAGTGATTACAAATTCAGAAGGTGATGTCGTAGGTGAAAAAGCTAAAGTAAAAGCGGCTTACGGTCAAACTAAAGGACTTCTTTGGTATAGATACATTAAGTAATTAATGGATTATATCAAAGTAACGGAGCATTTGCTCCGTAAAATTCGAGAGAGGAAAAATGCTCTCTCGCAGACACTGGCTGCTGGAAGTATTGAAGATTTTATTCAATACCAAAGGATAGTTGGTGAAATAGCAGGTTTGAGTTTCGTTGAACAGGAGATTCAAACTTTACATTCTAATATGGAGGATGCATATGACTAGCAAAACTGTTCCAGACAGAGTGGCAAATTTTGGAAGTATAGGTGAAGTGGAACCATTAGTAATACACCCTGACCCCATTACTCCTGAAAATTTAGACTCTCATGCAGATAAGTTACCACGTCCAACGGGGTATCGTATCTTAATATTGCCTTTTAGTTTACCCGAAGTCACTAAAGGAGGAATTCACATAGCTAAGACAACAATTGACAAGGAAAAACTTGCAACCGTTGTGGGTTATGTTGTTGCCATGGGTTCAGATGCCTATGGTGATTTGAATAAATTCCCAGAAGGACCTTGGTGCAAAGAAGGTGATTGGGTTATCTTTGGTAGATATGCTGGTGCTCGTTTCCAGATAGAAGGTGGCGATATGCGCCTTTTAAATGACGATGAGATTCTAGCTATCATAGATGATCCAGAAGCAATTTTATCATAACAACCACATGGAGGAAACCATGCCAGAAGAAGCAGAAAAAATAGAACTAGAACTTCCCGAAGGAGAAGTTGACATACATGCTGCAGATGTAGACGATTCGATTAAAGGAGAAGTCTTAGCACCCGTAAAGGAAGAATTAGATGAAATAAGTATATCTGTACAGAAACGTATTGATAAGCTAACTTATAAAATGCGGGAGGCAGAAAGACAGCGGGATGAAGCTGTTAATTATGCTCAAAGCATTACCCAAAATAATTCTCAATTAAAAGAAAAGTTAAGGAATTCCGATTCTTCTCTTTTCAAAGAGTACGATAATAGGGTACAATCAGATATCGCAAGAGCCAAAACACTTTTAAAAGAGGCTCAAGATGCAGGAGATACGGATGGAGTTGCTAACTCAACAGAAATACTTTCGAGAGCAAGTGCTGAAGCAGAAAACCTTAGACGGTTATCCGCTCAGCAGAGCATCAGAGAAAAAAGACAAGCCCAAGCAATTCCTGCAGCAACCTATGCGCCGACTTTACAACCTCAAGTGGCAGGACCAGATCCAAAAGCTGAGGCGTGGGCGAAAAGGAATCCATGGTTTGGAGATGATCAGGCAATGACATTTGCAGCTTTTGGTATACATAAAGAATTGGTGGAACAAGGAATTGATCCTACATCAAACCATTATTATGTCCAAGTTGATGAACTTATGGCAGAGAATTTCCCACACAAGTTTTCAAAAGAGCAATCTGCCCCCGTGCAACAGGTTGCTGCCTCTAGCAGAGGTGCTAGTGGACGAAAAATGTCACGCAAAGTAAAATTGACACCCAGTCAGGTAGCGATAGCTAAAAGGCTGAATGTGCCATTAGAAGAATATGCTAAGCATGTTGAATGAAGGAGTATAAAATGACAGAAGAAGTTAAAAATCTAGAAGTCACCTCAGACCGAAACTCTAGGTCTGCCGAGACACGAGCCTCTCAAACTCGCAGAAAGCCTTGGACACCCCCGTCTATGTTAGACGCACCCAAACCTCCTCCTGGATATCAATTCAGGTGGATACGTGAAGCTACAAGAGGAATAGATGATAAATCTAATATGTCTAAACGTATTAGAGAGGGATATGAACCTGTGAGAGCAGAAGATTATCCTAATTTCGAAGCCCCGACTATTGAAGAAGGTAGAAACACAGGAGTTATAGGTGTTGGAGGATTAATTCTCGCTAAAGTACCGATTGAGATCGCTGCAGAACGGACTGCTTATTATGAAAATGAAGCAAAGACGGCGATGCAGGGTGTTGATCAGAACTATATGCGAGAAAGCGACCCTAGAATGCCGATTAAGGATAGTGATATCCAACGGACTTCAAAGGTCGAATTTGGTAGTAGGAATAATTCCGACGATTAATAATAACTTGTAATAGCAAAGGAGATAATTTATGGCTAATACAGATAAACCTGATGGGTTTACCCCTGCATATCACATGTATGGTGGTGTTATTCGTCCTGCAAGAATGAGAATCGCAAGTGCCTATGGAACAGCTATTTATAGCGGTGACGTAGTTACTCTTTCAAGCGGTTATGTTCAACAAGCAGGCGCGACTGATACTCCTATAGGTGTTTTTTATGGGGTTTATTATAATGCGTCTGACGGCACACCTACGTTTTCTAAGATATGGACAGCAAGCACCGCAACACAAGGTAGCGCTGATGCCGAAGCTTTGGTTTATAATGATCCTGGGATCGTTTACGAAGCTCAATTTACAGCAGGTACTCCTGCAGTAAGTTTTATCGGCGGTAAGTACACCCTCTCAACAACTGCAGGTAGTTCAACTACTGGCAGGTCGAAAGAAGGTGCTACAGCAACTACTTCAAGTGGTGTAGCTTTGTGTGTAGGCTTTAATTTAGCACCAAGTAATGCAATAGGTGCTTATGCAAGAGCTTACTTCACGTTCCCAACTTCAACATTCGCAGTCTGATTAGGAGAATAACATGGCGATTAACAGAGCACAACTCGTAAAAGAACTTGTTCCTGGACTTCATGCTCTCTTCGGATTAGAATATGAACGTTACAACAATGAACACGAAGACATCTTCGACACCGAAAGTTCTGAAAGAGCTTTTGAGGAAGAAGTAATGTTAAGTGGATTTGGGGAAGCACCCGTTAAGGGTGAAGGCGCGGCTGTCATCTACGATACTGCACAAGAATCGTGGACGGCTCGTTATACTCATGAAACAATTGCACTGGCATTTGCCTTGACAGAAGAAGCAATCGAAGATAATCTCTACGATACACTTTCTTCTCGATATACGAAGGCACTAGCACGTTCGATGCAACAAACGAAGCAAGTTAAAGCAGCTAATGTTTTAAATAATGGCTTCAGTTCATCGTATGTGGGAGGAGATGGTAAAGCTCTTATGACTACCGATCATCCTACAGTAGCAAATGTGGATCAGAGAAATGAGTTATCTACGGCAGCAGACCTTAATGAAACTTCATTGGAGCAAGCATTGATTGATATTGCTGCTTTCAAAGATGAAAGAAACTTAAAGGTTAATGCAATGGCTAGGAAAATGATAATTCCGCCTGCATTGCAGTTCGTAGCAGACAGACTTATGGAAACTCCAGGACGTGTCGGAACATCTGATAATGATATTAACGCAATCCGAAATATGGGAATGATCTCTGAAGGATATGTTGTTAACCATTATTTAACAGATACAGATGCATGGTTTATCAAAACTGACGTTCCTAACGGACTTAAACATTTCGTTAGAACAGCGGTATCAACCAATATGGAAGGAGACTTCGAAACTGGTAATGTAAGATACAAGGCTAGAGAACGGTATAGTTTTGGATGGAGTGACTGGAGAGGCATTTTTGGTTCACCAGGAGCTTAATGGAACCTGTGATGGGGGGGTTTCTTACTCAACCCCCATCAACCTAAGTTTTTCTTTATCTTTAGTTCATTTAGAAGTAATATTAAAGGGAACTTATTAACTAGGGCTTATTAATTTTTGTTTTATCGACTGACCTAGCAGACGAGCCGAGACGATAAGACTTATTTCCGAAGGAGGAAATTATGGCAAATTCAAGTTTTAGCGGACCAGTCAGGTCCAAAAACGGTTTTATAACTTACCGAGTTAATTCCACAACAGGAACAGAAACTACTTACGGAACTAGAGAAGGCGGTGCGTACCAACTTGGTAGCACAACTGGAACAAGTTCAATACTAGGTTTTGCACCTACGGACTTTTTTACTGGTAAGGGATC